ATGTTGGCCAGGTTCGGAGTTGATGGAAATTATAATGGTAAGGGACACGAATGGAGTTGCTACGGGAGATTAAGCAAACATTTGAGTCTAACTTCCACGGCTCCTGACGACATCGGTCGGTATAGTTTCTGGTTGCAAACAGGCATTAGTCCAGATGCGCAGGTCGAGTTGGAGAATTATTTCGATCAAGCGGTCTGGGGCGACGATAAACGCCAATTTATCAGTAATCTCGAAACACTATTAAAATGAATATGAAGGCTGCTAGTTCTGCTCCGATTCTCGGCCCAGTTGCGGTAAGAAGCAGGCTAAGACGAGGACGACCAAATAAGAAGAAAAGTGATTTAATATCCAAAGTAGGGGGACAGCGATTTGCTAAGCTGACCTTTGCTGTAACAAATTCGATAGTTAAAGCTCCTGACCCTACCAGCTTATTTTTAGAACGCACCGAGTTATTTGCAAATGTCATTTCATCTGGCACTGCTGGTGCGTTTTCTGCACTTAAATTTGACTTTTATCCAATGGTTGGTAGTTTACAGTGGTTACGAAACTTCGCTAATTCGTATTCACAGTATGAGATTCTGCGCCTGGAATTTACGTATGTGCCTCAGGTACCAACTACTACCGCAGGTTCAATTGCCATGGCATTTTACACTGATCATTTAGATTCTCCACCCACCAGCATGGCGGCTATTCTTACAACAGAACAGTCACTGTTTGCACCGTGTTACGCTGGTGGTGACGGAGGTTCTTACTTACAGCGTTATGGCAATCCTGGCGGCAATGTGATCTCTTTTGAAGTGCCGAAGCACGCCATTGCGTATGCTGATGGTACACCTAAGATGTTCAAAATAATTAATGAGGCATCGTACGCAGCGCAATCTATTGCTACACATCAACTCTACTCACCAGGTGAGTTGGTCATAGCGTCTCAAGGAGCGGTAGGAACTAATTTTCAGTTTGGCAATGTTTTCGTCAGGTATTCGATAAGGCTTAGAGGTCCGATGGGAATCACAATGCAGAACTAATATTATGGGGTAAAATCGAGTCTCGCTAGAATGAATGGCTCAGTAGTTAGGGGGCAATCAGGTGTTGTTGGCGCAACCTCCTCATGCATGCTTACGCGCGGCATGGGCCTGAGAACCTACTGAGAGAAAGAGTAGCGAGGACGAGGCACAGGCAAGATCAGATGGAGACATCTGTGAGGGCGCACTGTGCTTGATACCTAAATTATACGTAGG